TTTTCTAATAATTGTTCCACAGTATTTAACTCATTAGTAAGACCTGTTTTTACATTTCTAGCTGATGCTTCAAATAGAGCTACTTGTTTTGCTAATGCTGGATTTAAACCGCTTCTTCTAAGTTCCAGTATTCTATTTTCTCCTTCAAATTGTGCATTAATTCCTGCTTTTAATTTTGCGTGTTCTGCACCTATCTCTTTATCTATTCTTAGTCCTGCTTCTTTTTCTGCTCTTACTTTTATGCTATTTTCTAAAATTTTTCTTTCTATTTCTAGTCGTTTTGCCTCGGCTCTTCCTGCTTCAGTTAAAAGGTAATTTGTTTTAAAACCATCTACTGTTACATTTCTATCTAAATTTGCCTCTGCTTGTCTATTTCTAGCTAACGCTTGTACCAATGGGTTATCATCTCCTAACTGCGACTTTGCTAAACCTAAGTCTCCTCCAGCAAAGTTAAATACTTTATTTACTATATCTGCTAATCCTGCCTGTATTTTTAAAAATGTAGTTGCAAATCCATCACTTAACATCTTCATCATTTCAGCAAACTGCCTTAACGCATTTACACCTTCAATTCCGATAACCTTTGCAGTATCTTTAGTAACTTCAGCTAAAGCTGCTTGTTTACCTTGAAATTCCTCAATCATTTTTATTTCTCTAGCTCTCGCTCCACTAATTATTTTTAACTTTTCAATACTTTGATCTATATTTGCATTGGCAGGACTAAGAGCATTACCTAAATCAACCATGCCATCTCGAAGATTGGTAATCATGGTAAGTCCTGCTGTTGCTACAAGACCTCCTGCAAATCCTCCCATTTGACCGCCTATTGCTCCACCTATAGCTCCTCCAGCAAAACCAGCAGCACCACCTACTAATCCTTGTCCAAATAACAATGGAAACGCACCACTAATAAGTGCTCCACTAAGCACCCCTTGATTATTTCCCCTTGCTACATTAGTGCCTCGTGAAGTAGTAGCACCTCCTCTACTTCCAGGTCTAGACACAGATTGTTGTCTTATAGCATTTGCAGTCTGTTGCTCTACTTTTAACTGTTGTTGATCTACTTTTAACTGCTGTTGTTTTATTCTTAAAGTTCTTTGTTCTTGCCTAGTTACTTTTGTGGCTGTAACTAATTTTTCTTTGTCTCTTTTATTGACTTCTCTATTTGCTCTTCCACCTTGAGCTAATTTATTTAACTTTGATATACGCTTCTCAAGATTATTTAACTGCTTATTAACAGTTCTGGTATTCAGTTTTACATTAACTTCGTAATTAGATGCCACTAATCTCGATAAAACATTACATTTAGTTTAGCGTACCTTACGATATTGAGCTTTCTTTTTAGCATCTTCATAGGCTTTTTCTTCTCTTTCATTTTTTATCGCAAAGTAAGCGTTCCAGCCAAGCATCTCTTCTAAACTCATATTGTTTCTTAAGTATAAAACTGTCATGCCTAAGTTTTCTGCAATAAAAAATTGCATATACAAATAGTTATCTTTATCAAGTTGTGCTTTTTACGGCATCAGAGCTAACCTCCTCGCCCAACTCTTGCATTTTTGTCATTAAATCCAAAAGAACAGCTAAAGGTATTTCTCTTCTTAAACTTGCTTTATCTGCTTCAACAAATAATTTTTGTCCGTTTTCATCTTCGGCTTTGTTAATTACTACTTGTAAAGCAAAATCTAAGCTACCCTCTTCCTGTCCTTTATTAGATCTTACTAGAGTAGCATTTATAGAATCTCTATCTGCAATAGTTAAAGGTGTCCAAAAAACTTTTAAAATAGGTTGTCCATCTTTGTAAATTTGGTAATTGCTTTTACTATCTACGCTAAATGCTTTTCTTAACGTGTCGATTGCTCTATCTGTAGGCATACAAAATAAATTAGTATATTCATTTACTATACTACTACTTTATTACTTAAAGCCAACCTTTTTAAATGCTAATTCTATATCTTTGTTAATAAGACCACCTTTTGTGTAGATGTTGTACCAATTCGGTCCTCCCGTAGATGTTAAATTAAAATCTCTACCGTGCTCCTCATAAGTAACAGGTTCTCCTTTTAAATTAGGTCTTGTTTGCCCTGGAGCGTTAATAGCAAAACCAGCATATTTAGCTCTGTTTCCAATGAATAAATCTTCATTTAAAGTTACATTCGGAACTCTAGGATTTTTTATTTGCCTGGCTGTTGGGTCGGGTATTAAATAATGTGGAAAATCTGGTTTTCTTTTTTTAGTTGCCTGTACAGGACTTTTCGATACTACCCAATTTTCTCCAAATGTTCCTGTCCACCACGGACCTCTTTCAATCAAAGAACGTGCTACTGTCTTTGCAACTTCTTTTTTTCCTTTAACTATTGCCTTTCCTAAATCTTTAGTAAAATGCTTTTTAAAATCTTTAGGCATTGGCAGTAAAGTCACAGCTTACAACAGATAAATAATGGCTATCTTCTTCAACATTTACGGAAGTTGGTCCTTCAATTTGTAATACTCTTGGACTTACAGAAAATGTGTCTGAATATCCTGGTGCGTTTACTGAAGTTAAGCCAGTTATAACTGATTCGGCTATGGCAGACGCAACAGCACTTCCTTTATGAGGTGGTGTCATAATTCCACATCTTATAGAGCCAGAGTAGTAACTTACTGCTGCTCCCTGAGTCTGAGTTGTAGATTGACCAAAATCTAAACTTACCATCACATATTTTTTGTTTTTCCCTGGAGTGGTAAACGGCATATTATCAAAAATAACTGTAACTGTATTGTCAGCAGCAGTTACGGCTGTTTTTATTGCGGTTTCAAATGCTGCTCGTGCGTTTACTAAAGTCATTAGAAAATAACATCAATGCGAAATAAATATTCTTGACCACCTTTTTGAGTAAGAACATTTGTAATTTTAGCTGATCTGGTAGATCCAGAAAATGTAAGAGTTATTTCATCTTGTAGTAAAGGCTGACTATCTCCTATCAAATCTGGTGTTACATATAGTCTTGCTAAATTTTCTTGAAATCCAGTTTCCTCTGATGATCTAACAAATTCAATCGGTACTTTTATGTTGTAGCTGACATCAGTTGTAGATATTGCACCAGTTGAAGTGTTGTATACAGGAGATGTTTTTCTTGTATAAGTAATACTCGTATCTAAAGAATCTCCTAAATCAGCTATAACCTGTTTGGCTATATTCTTTAGTGCTGTGTCTAATTGTCCTGCCATTAACCTCTAACCGCCCGTAGTTGAAAAGTTCCTGCTCCACCTAGCATATACGCTCCAAGATAACTTTGTAACCACGGGTAAACATCTAAAATATTATTTATAGAGCCAGTTCCTTGACTGTCTGTGTTGTACTTAACTTGAATGTCTCCTAGTTTTACTTCGGAAAAATTACCATCTTTTCCTGTAGTTCCTGTTATAGCTCCAGTATCATTTGCTAAAGCTCTCGCTAATTCATATTGTGCATATTTTATATTTAGTGGAATCGTGCTGCAAGATAGTTCAACTCCATCTACTTGGTAGTTATTTCTAGGAAATTTTAGTGCTTGTCCGTCATCACATCTATCACCATAGTAAACGAAGCTGTCGATCCATCGGGTAGCGGATATTAGTGATCTATTCTTTTGATCGTCTGTTTTATTTGTCCAAGTAGACGAATCTGGGACTGTTTCAAAGTAAGTATTGGCTTCAGCTAATGTGACATAGCTATTAGCATTTTCTCCTTTTACAGTTGCATTTATGGTAGCTGCCACGATTATTAAAGTAATTTAGTTTTATTGTAGCGTAAAGAAAAAACCCCACCAATAATTGATGAGGTTTGATGACCACAATTTAATGATATTAAGGATTAGTTCCAGTATCAAGTGGTGAGTTAACGATTAGCTCAACTATAGGAATTAAATCAGCATCGTATGTGATTGCCCAGTTGTTATCGTTAGCTAATGCTGCGTTTGTTGGGTTGTCAGTAGCAGATGTCCACTTAGTTCCCATAACGTGATAAGCACTATGATAATCAACAGACATAACATCTTGCTTAGATAAGATGTTTCTATCTGATTCAATGCTTAGTGGAGATTGCTCACCTTCAAGAATTGTTCCTGACTTAATTAAATAGCAACGGAACTCTTTTTGATGACCTGTTGTACCAGGGTGAACTGTATTAACTTGTGAGTCAATAACAACATTCATACCTGCAAATTGGCCGATGCTTGTTTCATTAACACCGACACCGCCACCACCCCAAGTTACTGCACCACCAGTTGTGAGAGCAGATGTTGAGAATGTAAGCATACCAACCTGATATAGGTAGTAAGCAACAGATGGATGAACAACTAGAGTATCTAGCTCATCTCCTCTTGTTCCAAGAAGTGATCTTCCTCTTGCAACAGTAGAAGCTGTTAAGAAGTTATCAGTATCAGCACCAGAAGCAGCACCTTTAGATAAATCTAAACAGTTTGAACCTAGTGGTCCGAAAGTAGATCCGAACAAACCATCTAACAAGCTAAATAGTCTTGCAGAGTTTAATTTGTTGATAGCATCTGCAATTTGGTTTCTGATGTGACCCATTGGATCCTCACCAGCAGCCAATACAGCTACATCATCAACAGCATACGCAAAACCTCTATGACAGATAGTTGCGATCTGTGTGTCAGTACCAATCTTTTGTGGTGTCAAATAACCATTGTTACTTGTACCCCATGTTGCTGTACCATCTAAGATTTCCTCAGTTGGTGTGATTGGGTTAAATTCTGGAACTTGGATTCTTGTTCCACCTTCTGTTGCGTCAAGAAGTGAGTTTCTTACAACAGCACCAGATTTTAAAAATGCACTACGTTC